AACAAAGATGAAAAAGACGAAGACGAATAAAAAGGAGGAATTAAAATGGAATATATTGAATTAGCTTCAGGCAGTGATAAAGAATTAGAAATTGCTATAGAATTTTTGTTATCAAATGGCGAGGTGCGCGAAGATTTTAAGAAAATAAGCGGAACTTGTGCAGCTTTAGTAACATATAAAAATGCAATTTACGGAGATAAAAATCTTCTCAAGAGAGGGCTGAACGGTATAAATTATCGGATTGAGGATAAACTCGCAAGAATATCAAATTATGATAAAAGCAACTCGTCTAAAGTTACTGCTTTAAAAGAATATTTTGACATAGCAGGATATTGTATTAACGCAATTAGACTTTTAGCGGAGGGAAAACTATGATTTTTTATTGTGAGGAAGAAAACCTGATGCCTTTTAAAAAATATGAATCAGACGCAGGTTGGGACATAAAAGCAAAGGTTGCTACAATAGTAATGCCATTTGAAACCGTTATAGTGAATTCAGGAGTATATGCAGAGATGCCACACGGGTTTGTAGGGAAAATTTATGCGCGCTCAAGCGTATTAAAAAAAGGAGTGATTATAGATGGAACGATCGACTCAGGCTACAGGGGAGAAATCGGGATTATCATTCAAAACAACTCGGGACACATTTGGCAATGTGAACGAAACGAGCGCATTGCTCAATTGGTTATCATTCCTATCTTGCAAAAAGCGGATTTTAGAATTGGAAAGCCTAAAGAAGACACGGAACGAGGAGCCGGAGGCTTTGGAAGCACAGGATCTTGAAGTTCGAGAAATATGTACATGGCTACAGGCTTACAAGGGCTATGTTTCGACATTATGCGGGTATAATGTCGAATTGTCAATGAATGCCGCCGGAGAGATATCATTTGAGAAAGTATCCTCCAAAAGTGCATTTGACAACACGCTTGTAGACATGACATTTAAAAAACCTGATTTATTCGATCAATTCAATGCAGGCTTGTCGTTGAGGGTTGTTGACGATTGGCTTGAGGTCCTCGAACCGCTTGAAAGACAAATAATATTTTTTGCTTATATGCTACACAATTATGAAAAACATCGAGGATGGTTTGAAGAAATGCGCGAAGGAGAAAACGGAAAGAAGAAATATAAGACCTTATCGTATAAAAAAATAGCAGATATGTTTGGGAGTTCCGAAGGAACGATTCGAAACATTCGTGATAAGGCATTCGGAAAAATAATACAAAAAATAAAAAATGACAATAACAGTTGACATTTGCGCCATTTTGTGCTATTATAGCTATAGTACAAAAATTGTCTAAAATAGATTTGATGATACCGGTTCCTCCTTGGGAAAGCTGGCGCAAGCCAGCTTTTTTTATTATTTTAAATTTCGGAGAGTGAAAAAAATGGAATTCGTAAAAGAATATCCGATAGAAAAATTAAAAGTTTGGGAAAACAATCCAAGAAAAAACGTAGGTGGAAGACCTAAAACAGAAATAGATATTAAATTGTTTGAAAACCTTTGTGGCATACAATGCACAAAAGAAGATATATGCGATGTTTTGGAATGTGACGAAAAGACCTTGACTAGGTGGTGCAAAGAAACTTATAAACTTGGTTTTTCCGACGTCTTTAAAAAAAAATCCAGTGCCGGAAAAATAAGCTTGAGACGCGCTCAGTTTAAGTCTGCGCTCGGGGGAAATGTTACTATGCAGATTTGGTTAGGAAAGCAACATCTTGGGCAAAGAGATAGTTTTGACTTAAGTCATACCGGATCAATTAATATCCGAGTAGGTTTTGACGACGAAGAAGACATATAACATTTGAAGATGATTAATATTAAAATTAATAGCAAAAAAACATTTAATGAAACTTTTTTTCCGCTGTTAAAAAATCAAACTCGATATGAAATTATCTACGGTGGTGCAGGTTCCGGGAAAAGTTTTTTTGTGGCCCAGCGGATGTTATATAGGCTTCTCGGCGAATTAGGACATCATTATCTTATAATAAGAAAAGTGGCGCGAACAAATAGACATTCCACTTTTGCACTTCTTGCAGGTATTATTCGAAGTTGGAAAATGTCACAGCTTTTTCGCATAAACAAAAGCGATATGGAGATAAGCTGTGTAAACGGGAACAATATTATTTTTTCTGGGTTAGATGATGCTGAAAAACTGAAATCAATTGCTAACATTACAGGAATTTGGGTTGAAGAAGCGAGTGAAATTTCAGAATCGGATTTTAATCAGCTTAATTTAAGGTTGCGTGGAAGAACAAAGCAACCCAAACAAATAACGCTGACATTTAATCCTATATCTTCGTTAAGCTGGATCAAGAAAAGGTTTTTTGATTTTATTGTCGAAGAAAATACAATGATTTTTAAAACGACTTACAAAGACAATAATTTTATTGACGATGAATATAAAAAAGTATTAGAAGATTTGAAATATCAAGACGAAGTATATTACAATGTTTATGCTTTAGGGAATTGGGGTGTGCTCGGGAATTTAGTTTATACCAATTGGGAAGTAGTATCAGAGATCCCGAAAAGTTTTGACAGGATAATTTGGGGTCTTGACTTCGGGTACAACAACCCCACGGCGCTTGTGAAAGTGGGTATTAAAGACGATGAGATTTTTTTGATTGACGAGATCTATCGTACTGGGCTTACTAATCTCGATTTAATATTCGAGCTCGAAAAAAAAGTAAAAAAAAGAGAAGATATATTTGCGGATTCAGCAGAACCGGCGCGAATTGAAGAAATTCGCAGAAAAGGTTTTAATATTTACCCCGCCGATAAAAGTGTTCAACTTGGAATAGATACTGTCAAGCGAAATAAATTATTTATTTCAGGTGAATGTTCAAATTCAATCAAAGAAATTCAGACTTACAAATACAAAAAAGACAAAGATGACAACAGTCTTGACGAACCGGTAAAATTCAACGATCATGCTATGGATGCTATGAGATATGCGATTTACACAGGTATGAAAAAGCGTGGAACTTGGAAGACTTTTTAAGGAGGCAAAAAATGGCTGATATAAAAGCACAGCAACTCGTGGGGATTAGAGATTCTACATACAATTTCACTGATTACATAATGAATGTTTCTGATATAGCGTTGTCCGAATATGAAAAAATGGAACAGCGCGACGAAGTGATAAAAGCTGGCATACAATACCTTGCCGGATCTATCATGAATGTTATCGGAGAATACCATAATAAGGATTTGAAAGTTGAAATGTTGCTTTCAAACTGGAAAGAAAATTTATCTGAAGATTTTCAAATAACTTTAGGACAGCTTATAAAAAATACTCTTGTGTTTGGATATGCACCTGCGGAAATTGTCTGGGAAATAAAAAACGCACACGCAATTATAAAAAAAATCACTATTCTCGAGCCACTTTCTTGTGTGTTGAAATTCGTAGGAGAAAAAATAAATATAGAATATATAACGACTCAAGGAACAAAGATATTAATACCACCGGAAAAATCTTTGATACTGAAACGCGGCTCAGGTTTATACGGCGAATCAATATGCAGAAGCATATACTCAATTTTCCAAACCAAGCTACAGCTAAAAAAAGATTCAATAATAGCCATGCGCAAATTCGGGATCCCGACCATATTAGCAAAAACATCAGATCCTCAAGCCGCTATGACTGCGCTCACGCAATGGTTCAATAATGTCGGCATAGCTATGCCTTTGGATACGGAAATCCATTTGCTCCAAACCGGCGGCGATATGTCGAACTCTTACATTAACATGATTAAGTTTTGCAATGAATCAATGTTAACCGGATTATTCGTGCCTAATTTGCTGGTAACTAACAATAATACTGGTTCCTATGCTTTATCCTCAAATCAATATCAATTATTTCGTATGAATATAATGTCATTGGCTGAAATAATATCTAAACAGATATTAGATCAGCTCCTTGTTCAAACGATAGAATATAATTTCGGAACGCTTGATGACTACGGGGCGTTTACTATAATCAATGAACCTGATATTAATGAAAAGAAAACGCTTTCTGAAATGTTCGAAATATTAATCAGGTGTGGAATAGTTGATCCAACAGAAACATATCTCCGGGAAGCATTGAAAATACCTGATAGCGACGTTTCTCCAATAGGAGGAGAGATATATGACGAGCCCAAGAGCGTTAGCGTTGACGTTTCAGAGAGTGGAAGCGCGAACGTTGCGGAAGCTGAAAAGAGCGTATCTTAAAGCAATACGCAATATTCAGAAATTTGGAAGCCCTCACAATGAGTTTATCGATGAAATTATATATGTGTTGCAGCTTGGAATGGAACAATCATATATCTTTGGATTAATTTCAAGCCGCACTTCGGGAAATTTAAAAAAAGAATTTGCCGATGAGTTTATGGAGCCTACAAAAGTTTTAGCAGGAATCTGGGAACAGGACAAAGACCTTTTAAAGCTTTATTTCAAAAAGCAAACAATAGATAAAAATATGTTCACTTCAATGTTCAGACCGCATCAACAAGCTATTCAATTTATCGAAGAATATACGGTCGAATTAGCGAATGTGCAAGGACAAGCTATTTTAGATGAAGTCCAAAAAATAAGCAAAAAAATAGTTGAAGATGGTGCGGTAAAAGTGGTTGGGAAAGCCGGAGTACCGTCAACTGTATATACCGAGGAAAAAGCCTTGAAAAAAATATTGCCTACGTTCTCTAATAGCCGGATACACGCAATAGCACGGACCGAAACCACAAGGGCCTACAGTTTAGGAAATATCGCGGACAGTTATACTGAGCCCGATATTGTAGGTTATAAATTTGTTGCTGTGATGGATGGGCTAACATCTCTAATGTGTCAGGAAAGAGATGGGATGATGATAGACAAGAATGATCTGGAATTGTTGACAGATAATACTCCACCGCTTCACGTGAATTGCAGGAGTACATTATTTCCGGTGTTTAATTTTCAAGCCGATAAACTGAAAAATATTTCAAGAGAAAATTTTTCTCATACGAATGTGAGAGATGCTGACAAGAAGCAATACATACAATTTATACAGAGATTGAGGTGAAAAAATGCGGAAGTGGAATTTAATATTACCTGTTTCGAAGTTTTTTAACAAAAAATATGGAGAATGGATAGAAATATCGAAGGATTTCGTAGAAAAAATGTTTATGAATTTTAAGAATAAAATGCCTGATTATGGGGTATCAATTGATATAGAACATATGTCGGAGCATGGCAGTTATGGAAAAGTTACAGATTTGAGAATTAGCGAAAAAGGATTAGAAGCCCTGCTTGATTATACTGATGTTGGGAAAGAGCTTGTGGAAGCACAGAAATTCAAATATTTAAGCCCTACATATTCAGAAAAATACAATGACAAAAGAACCGGCAAAGAAATAGGACCGGTTTTGCTAAAGCTTGCTCTTACTAATACACCTGCCTTACCGGATATGGAAGAAATAATTTTTTCTGACGGCAGTGCCGAAAACATAAGATCGGTAACTGTCGAAATACAAAATGAAGAGGTGAAAAGGAAAATGGAAATAAACGAGATCATAAACCAGCAAAGAATAGATCTTACAGAAAGTCGCGGCAAAGTCAAAGAATTGTCTGAACAAATTGAAAAAAAAGAAGATAAAATCAAAACACTGTCAGAAGAAATTTCTGCAATGAAAAAGAAAACCGAAGAAACAGAAGCTGATCTTAAAAAGGCTAAGCAATTAAACGAAAATTTCATAAAAGAAAAAAACGTGCTTGAAACGAAAGCATGGGAAAATGATTGGATACAAAATAAGCACCGGACTCCTGCAATCGTAAAACAATTTTCTGAACAACTTATTTCACAGCCGGATCAAAAAGCTTTTTTTGATTCAGTTCTCGAAAAAATGCCTGAAATTGATCTTTCTGAATTTGCGAAAGAAGATGGGACAGCGCCCAAAAAAGATATTACAATGGCGGATATTAATGCTGCCGCACAAAAAATGGTAGGTGGTAAATAATGAAAAGATTAATATTTATAATTGCTTTTGGTTTGTTTGTTAGTTTAGGCTTTGCTACCTTTACGGCACTTGTTCCGGTAGCGACTTCCACAGCGTTGCCGGCATACTCATATTTATATTTTCCAGCAAATGGTACGGCTTATGCCTGTGCGGTGGCAACTGGGACAGATACATTAACTGGAACAGACACAACATTAGCTTATTCGCTTTCGCAAGATGATATTTTATACGGTTCAGTTGAGTATACATCTGCTGCGACAACATCATACACCTTAGTGTACAGCACAGGTGTATTAACTTATTCGGCTTCTCTCACCACGGCAGCCACTGCGGTTGTGAATTATTCGTATTTTGTGGATACTGGTTGCGCAGTAGATGCGGTAACGCTCGAGGCAATAACTACAACACAGGCTACCGCTTATGTTTTAGTTCTGTTGTCGGGTGAGTTATACGATGACCAGATGGCTATAGATCCCACTGTGGACTTAAAAGCAATATTGGCACGGAAAAATATTTTTCTCTCAGACAGAGAATCGGATTAAGGGTGTGATAAATGATGGCAACTACAGCAGTATATAATCCTTTATGGCAGTTCCTCACAAAGTACATCGAGCTGCTTAAAGACGAACCGTTTTTCTTAAAAAATGCGTTAGGTGCTCAAAAACTCATGAGCCCTTCGACAGAAATCAGATGGAGAACAATAGCAAAAGGCGGAAAGATGGCTAATCTCGGTGTAAGAGGCGACCCAGCAAAAGCAGTAGATTTAGGGGTATCCGTGGTTCCCTATGTGGTGGAGCCGCCTCAAATATTTGAAAGAGATGAAATAAACTCCACAACTCCGCTTCTTCAGTCATTTGACCCTCGATCACTGGCAAACCTTGAAACCTCATCGGATATTATGAGGAGCATTCAATATTTATACGGAGTAAAACTTCAAGGTTTAAAAGACAGAATTGCGAGAAGGATAGATTGGATGTTTGCAGAGCTTTTAACAGGTGGGACATTTACGGCAACAGATGGAGTAAGATCCATTACGCAGAGCTATGACGTTTCTGACGCGGTAGCTTTTGCAATTAATTCCGGAACTGATCCCTTAGATTTGCTTGGTCAGGCGGTAGAAGCATATGCGACTCAAGCGGGAAAATTTCCTAATATTTGTATCATGAGTGCGAATGTCGCGCGCTCATTCCTGTCCCACACGGCCGTGGCGAAATGGATAACAAAAAATACTTATGCTTTCGGTCAGCTCACATCAACTTATAAGAGCCCGACAGTGAGATTTTTAGGCAGATTTGATGAATTTGCCATACCTGAAATTTACGTATATAGAGGCACATATGTAAATTCATCTGGGGTAGTAACGAGTTATATTGATGACAATAACATTATACTTACAGATACTGCCGCTTGGAATCTCGGATATGGAGCATTAATAGATTACGAAATTGACCCGACAGGAACACCGATAATGAACGAAGTGACAATAAAAGAAAAAATTCCCGAAGCTTCAGAAGGACACACAAAAACAGTTTCAGCAATTACTTATCCGCTGCCTATACTTCTTGATGAAAATGCGTTGTATAGGCTTACAGTTACTATTTCATAAGACAGGGGCGTTATGCCCCTTCTTTTTTTTAATTTTTAAGGAAGTGAAAACATGGCATTAACAGTGGCAGATATAAAAGTATATTTTCCACCAGATCTTCTTTCAGCTTTGACAGATGATAACGAGGACAATCTTACAGATGATACCGTAGTACAAAAATATGTTACCGATTCTGCGTCTTTCATAGCTTCGGTTTCCTCGGTGGCTGCGGCTGACGCCAATTTGTTGAGAATTCTTTCAGCAAAATATGTTATTGCTCATTTATATTATCGGTATGGAATGAAAGATCTCGGGGATTCTGCCTGGGCTCAATTTTTAGATTCCTTGAAACGCGCGGCTGGTACTAATTCTCAAGCAGATGTGGTTAGCACGGAAATACTGATAGAAGGCGGAGAACAAGTGTTTGATGATGATGTTTTCGAGGTTTGGTAATTATGCGTATTAATTTCACTTACGAAAACACTCAAGTTGAAGAATCGCTTGAAAAAACTCAAGCGAGAATACAAACAAAAGCTGAATTAATGAAGAAAATAGCTTTGTATATGAGAAGCGAAGTGCAGCAAAACTTTGAGGATGAAGGAAGACCAGAAAGGTGGAAGCCACTATCACAGGAATATTTCAAGTTAAAAAGAACGTTAAAGGGTGGAAGTGCCGGAAAAATACTTGTGTTTACAGGGGATCTGAGGAGATCATTCAATGTTCGTTCTGATAACAATACCGCCGAAGTATTCACTGGATCACCTTACGGAGTAAAGCATCAATTAGGGATTGGGGTCCCTGCAAGACCTTTTATGCCGGATGAAAGTCATCCGAATATTCCGCCTTTTAGTTCCGAAGGGATGGCACAAATCAATGAATTTATAGGGAGGTGGCTTACTGAATGAGAAAAGAAATCATTGAAGAAATTGTAGAAAAAATCAAAACATTAACAAATTATCAGGTATTTTCTTTTCAACCTGATTTCAGTTTGCCGAAAAAATTCCCACTTTTGTTTGTTGAGCTTGAAACTGAAAATGTGCAAAACGGGCTTCCAACTCAGGGCATGCGAACAATTCCAGTAAAGGTTTGGTGCATGAATAAGTTCATAATATCGAAGCAAACAAAAGAAAAATATGACGACATTTTAGATATTGCTGATGTTATTGATGATGGGCTAAATGGTCAGATTTTAACTGTTTCGGGAAAAAATATAAGAGTTGTTTTTCAAACCTTCGAGCCTTTTCAGGTTTTCGAAGATAAAGACGTGACAATTTTTGGAATAGCTATAAAAATAAACTGTATTTATACGAGGTGAAAATAAAAAATGGCAAATTTATCAATAAGTGATTTGACTTACAAAGTACCAATTTTAGGTTTAATTCAAGAAGTGTCGCCTCAACATGAAAAAAACGTGCAAACGTTCACGGGGTTACCTTCGATGACAATAGTGGCAGGAAGCACCAAACAATTTATGTTTGATTGCAATGGTTATATTACTACGGCATCAGACATCACACCTGTCAGCAGTGCAGCCGTTACCGCTGGCGGTAGTGTGGGCACAGGTTCAGGGGTTTCGGGATATCTTACATCACTTAGCATATCAGGTACCGCGGGATCGCCTGTATCGTTTAGCGCATCGCTTATAGGAACGCAAACGGAGGCTGGAACAGTTCTAACAAATTCTACAGACATTGGTGATATTGTTTTTGGAGACAGCATTGTCGTTAATAATGGCTCAGCTACAGCGGCCTGTACAGCTTTTTCGATGAATATGAATTGGGAAATAGAAGCAACTGAATGGGATGATGCTGGGGAAGCTGGTGCCGGAAGCGACGCGAAAACATTTGTATTTAAAAGTTTTTCGGGCACCATGTCAGTAACCGGACCTATTGAAGCGACAACATTAGACGGTCTTGTAACTGCTGATAACTTAGATGATGCTACAATTACATTAGGGGTGCTGGAATTTTCTGGAGTTTGTGCAACAATTACAAAATCAACCTTAGTTTCAGGTGTTGGTGAAGTGCCCGTTTTAAAGCGGGATTATACGCTTTCATCGATTGGGTGATGACTTTATGAATTATTTTTTAGAACCCGATGAAAAGAAAGTTTTTGAGTATGGAAACTTTTCATACTCGCTCAAACCCGTTTCAAAGGGTAAGATGATAGCGTTTTTAGGTAATCATCTTGCTTTTTCACAAGGATTGTTTAACGGCAAAATAATGCAGGGATTCGAAGATAAGCAATTTTTCACAGATGTAATTACTCTCATTTCGGAATGTATCACCGAATGGAGTTTTGAAAAGCCGATAAACGCTAAAAATGTTGAAAAGTTAGCTCCACATTTTTTATATTTGCTTTATGCGGATTTTCTTAATATGAATTTCGTAGGAAAAGAGGATGTAGATTTTTTATCAAAAACACCCAAACGGTTGAATTCCTCGGTCGAATAGCTGGGAATACAGACCCTTGGGGTTGGGACACGCCGTTTAAAACGGCACAGTTTTTATCTTTGATTCGGTCGGGCAGCTGCCCATTGGTGAGGTGAGCCATGGAAACTAAAACAAGCATAATAATAGAAGCTATTGACAAGGCGTCAGCGCAAATAAAAGGCGTACAGAATAGCATGACAGGAATGACCACTTCCGCAACTTCTGCCGGAAAAAGTTTTGATACGCTCACAGCTAAGGCAGAGGCGGCTTCAACAAAATTCAAAACAGTTGGAGAAAAATTTCAGCAGTTAAATACAACTATGACGCAGTTCGCGGTTGCTGGTGGAGTTGCCCTTGCCGGATTAGGAATGATAATAAATAAGTACGAAGATTTTGCAGAATCAATGGCTAAAGTCCAGATGAGGACAAACGCCACTGCCGAAGAAATGAAAAAAGTAAAAGAATCAATTGAGGGTATTGACACATTTAAGGGTTGGGACGAAATGGGCGCCGGGTTAGCTTCTCTTTCCGCGGATCTCGGAAATGTTAACGCCGCTGTGTCTATGCTTCCAGCAGTTTCCTATCTTGCCGCGGCAGGTTTTGACAGTATAACCAATGCCGCTGAAATAGTAACACAGGCAATAGATGCCTTCGGGCTATCAGTTCAAGACGTTACCAGTGTTACAGACGTTTTGGCAATTGCGGCAAACAAGCCACATACAAGCCTCGTGGAATTAGGATCAGCGCTGAAAGAAATAGGGCCTACAGCTTCAGCACTTGGTATAAAATTCAATGACCTTATTTCTTTATTCACCGCGTTGTCGACGAAAGGACAAAGCACCTCACAAAGTGCTTCGAGCTTGCGAATGATTTTTCAAACTTTGCTCGATCCTTCAACAGAAGTGCAAACGAATTTGAAAAACACGGGAGTAGAACTTGAAAATGTCCGAACGGCAACGGGAGGAATATCATTTTCAGCATTAGTTCAAGAATTTGAGGCAGCAGGAGCTGGGGCGGACGATCTTGCCAAAATTTTCGGTTCAAGAGCTTTTGGAACATTCGCAACATTAATGGAAGCAGGTTCTGAAAAATTAAAAGAATTAGATAAGGAATTTCAGAACGCCGCGGGTTCAGCGCAAAAACTTTCTGAAAAGGTCGGAGAAACCGACTATGCGAAAATATCGGAATTAACCAAAGCGTTATCAAAAATAGCTATTGATTTTGGTCCGTCTGCTGTCAGGGCAATCGAAGGTCTTACCTCAGCTGTGAAACCCATGATCGAAATGTTGAATGGGTTAGACACGGCGACCGGAGGTTTATCCGCGAAAGTGTTAGCTATCGCTGCGGTTGTGGGAATATTTGCTGGTGGTATTACAAAAATAATAGGATTAGGATCAAAGCTTGTACCGCTTATTTTGACTATGGGAAAAGGGTTTGTAAGTGTTTCCGTTTCTGCAGCCACTGCATTAGCGAACTCCGCCGCGGCATTTACAGGAATTGGTGTTGGGGCGACTGCGGCAACGGTTTCGGTAGGTGCTCTGGCTACAGGGTTCGGACTTTTAACAATTGCTGTTGCTGAATTTATCGCTATCGGTATCGGGATCTGGAAAGTAACAGAAGCTCTTATAGCCATGTCCGAAGCAGACGCCGCAAAAAAAATGTCTGAAGACTATGCAAAAGTTACAGATACCCTAATGGATTTTGAAAATCAGGCAAAAGGCGCAAGCGGATATATAGGATTAATAGCCAAAGAAATGCAGAAAGCCGATGCCAGCTTAACAAGAAACGAAGCAATAAAAAAGATTCTTGCTGGTGATGTGCCCACAAGCATAATGATAGATCTCGGGCTTGAGGGTACCAGGTTTGAATCTGAACTTATGAAGTTCGTTGATTCCCCTTCAGAATACATAAAAGGTGAAAAAGTCAACCTTCTTCAAGAATGGCGCGGGTTGCAGGGAATTGTTTCCGAACCTGTGAAAATCGATAAGTTGATAGAAATAAATCCATCAGCGCTTGGCGATATAGAAAAATTTAAAATAGAGCTTCAAGAAAAACTTAAATGGTCTGATATCGTTATAATTAATGACGAGGAAAGACAAAAGGTAATATCAAATTTAAAGCAAATAGCTACTGATTTTGAACGTTCTGGAAATGAAATACCTGACGCTTTAAATAAGGCTTTAGAAAGCATTGAAGCCGGAAATTGGAGCGGAGTGTTTGATTATATTGCACAACTTCAAAGTAATTTAAAAAATATAAAACCAGTGATAATAAACACACTAGTAGATGTAAAAGATACCGGATTGGAAAAATTTATAACTTTCAAAACGGACTTAGAAAGTCAGCTCGAAGAAATAAATCTGATAGCAAATGATTTTAATTTGTCGGTAAACATTGACGATAAAACAAAATTAGAATATTCAAAGATTTTTGCAAAAGAAGAATTAATTAAGCGGTTAGGCGATCTTGCGCTTGTAGTGCGCGAAAAAGGGTTAGAAATACCAGACGAAATAAACGCAATCGGTGAAAAAATAGATCCTGAGCGATGGAAGGCGTTTTTGTCAGAGCTGAATGGTGCGACTTCGGACGGAATAAGCGATATAAAGAAAACCGTTGCAAAAGGCTTGACTGATGTAACGGATATTTTTAATTCTTTGAATATCGATATATCTGGATTGGGAGATCTTTCAGGTTTGGAAGAACAAATAGCCGAATCGCTGAAAATGGAGAAATTACAATCGGCACTTGAGTCTTGGGCAAAGATTTTTAAGGATCGAGGCGAACAAATACCAAAAGAGCTTATTGCAATGGCTCAAAAAATTGACCTTGACATTCTCACCGATAGCACTTATAAAGCTATTTCTAACACGAGAACACAACTTGACAGGCTAAAGACAGATTTGCAGGGAACAGTGAACAGCTTGCAACCTAAACCTTCTTCTATACCTCAGCTTAATGTTATCGGTTCTAAAATTCAACAAATAAGGGTAGAATTTTTTATGAAGCTAAACAGCGAGGAATTTTTGAAGGATTGGGGAAAGTTAGGGTGGAGCATGCAAAATAACCTTAAGAATGCTCTCCAATATGGGGTGTAAATATGGCGTTGAATCGAATTAAATGGAGTATAAATACTCCTGAAGGAATATCACCTGCCACCATAACAATTGAAGAAAAAAATAAAACAGCTTCCTATTCTGTAGGAAGCGCATATTCAATAACGTTGACCACAGACAAAACAATGAATGCAATTTGTACCAGCATAAAAAAAATATTTCTTGGTGCTGAAGGTGCTAACGATTGGTACCAGTTTGTTTATACATTCATTGATGAGCCCGAAAAATGGGCTCAGGAATACGAGGTACATTTTTATAATGTCAATGGAACAGCGATGAGCAGCATAAAAGCAGATCTCGAAAATTCTGTGAGCCCTTGGAAAATAGAATATCCTGCCGACAGATCCGGATATAAAATCAGAGAATGGGACAGGACTTCTTCGCTCATTGATGTGCTGAATGAATTCGGTGATATGATAGGCTGTTACCCGGTTTTAAATCACTTTGACCGCAAAATAATATATTTGGATTTAGATAAAAAGTTTCAAAATGTTGCAAAATTTGATGATCTTATAGAAAGCACTTCAACGCAAACAATATATTCTTGTGAGCTTAATGAAGCATTGCCCTTAAATACAGGCATACGGTTATTAGGGTTCTATAATTCAAGATTTACGCAAGCTGTCAAATATGAAATGCTTTCATTTCCGGCCGGAAGTTGGTCGGTAGAACTTTTAAACGCGGTCAATACCTCAATGTATGAGGGGTTAAGCGGAGAGTTGTTTGAAAGCGAAACTTCAACCGCTAATATCGCGGATTTTGTGGCTACAACAAAACTACAATTGTCTAATTATATGCTTGATTCCTCAGCAGCTTCGCCTTTTAGCGCCGAATGCAAAGGTTATTATTTTTATACTACTTCTGATGGAATTTCACATTATCTTAATTCTTTTTATTTAGGAATACCGTCGTCAGCAAGTTATGACATAACTGATTGGGAAGAATTTGCACCGTATAATTACACTTCTGAGGGGTGGTTGTATCCCGGAAGTAATTCAACGGAAATTTTAATTTCCATGCACTTCAGGCTTAAAATTCTAAACGTCAATCTAAGTTCTGCAAATTTTTATATCGAGGCTGAAAGGCAAGCACGTGATTATCTTCAATTGCATACTTTTTATCTTAAATATTATGCAATTCACACGGGGGAGTTTTTTGAAAAATATAAAGGTGCCACACCGCATGAAAATATTGTAGTTGAGCTTTTACCACCTAAACCAATCAGTTCAACAGAAGACATGGCACAAAAATTGATAGACAAAATATGGTTTTTCAAAAGCAATCGTAAGCATCTAAGAATAACAACAGATGAAAAAATTTTTGTAAATGGGGATTTGTATA